GTTCTTCCGGAAATCGCTGAGAAGTAACCTCTACCATTATTTTAAATTCTCTTTCGCGCGGTTTCCTAATCGGCTTTTTCACAGGATCAATCTGCTTACCGCCAGAATCAACGAGTTTTGTCAGGTCCGCTCCAGGGTTTGTTTTGATGATGCACTGCGGACACAATTTTTCTTCTGCCGGCAACTCAAAACCATCATTAGGGTTTAAATGATCCTTACATACGGGACAAATTATTTTTCTCATACCAAATACTCCTCCAATTTTTTACAAGTTTTAACCTTCACTGTTTTTGCCGCGTGCGACTGTCCAAAATTCTTATCCACAACAAACCAACCTGGATACCAGATGTCAAGAAGGGAGCCGTACAAACATGGAAAATTCATATCCCCGGTAATTTCTTCCCAATTGTATTTGTACACCTCTCCCTTCATAGCCCATTCCGGTGTGCCTTTAAAAATATACTTGCTTGGTATCCCATTCTTAGGGTGTTCGCCGTAATAGTCGTATGTATGCCACCAGTAGTCACCGCTCTTTTTCCACAAGAATACATCAATAAAACAAGGCATTGTTTCTGAAGCGAACACTATTTGAAACGGTCTTTTGGTGTGATCATCTACAATTTTACTCTTCGGGCGAAAACCCCACTCGTCCATGGCTTGAACGAGGCGCTTCATACTAATATTTCCAAGTACGGTAATATCCAAATCCTGTTCAAACTTAACACCCATATTCCTGTCGCGGATAAAATACAGGAGGGCGCCGAATGACATAAACCACTTCTCCCCCATCTTATCAAAGACACTTTTTATAATCATCAATGTCCGGGCCAAGTGCTCATCTTTCTGCATGGTCTGTAATATCTCTGGTTTCATACTAACACCCATAATCCAATAAAGGTAAATCCATAATTATTTTTTTCATTTCTTCTGGGTCTCTTGTTACGGGCACCTCTTCCCTCCCACATAATGTCGTGACACAAATCACCATATTTTGTGACGAAAAGTCTACCCTGCATTTTGCGCGGTAATTTGCCATGTAATATCTTTGTATCCCTTTTCGCAAATTATTAACCGCTATCTCCAATTCAATTATGCGCTCTTTGCATAGTTTTAATTCATTTTTCCTTGAAAAGTTAAACACCTTTTTAATCCATTTCATATCAACATAAATCCTTTCCCTTTGTCATCAGGTTTTGGAGGTGGCGCATGCACCGGTCTGTATTCTACTCTACTCAATATCACTTCAATAGGAACTACTTTAACCAACTCGGACATGATCATTAAAATACATTCACGCATACCCTCTGCCGTGGCCTTCTCATGGTCGAGCCGCCATGCCGAAAGTTGTTTATGCACTTCCTTGCATTTATTATCCACAGTGAATTTATTTTTATTCACCAACTCATTTAAAATCGACATCGAGCCATAAGGGTCGTACTTTCTCGGATGTTTAATTTTTATAGTCTGCACCCGATGGGTAAGGTCCCACAACTTATTATTAATTTCTTTTGCCACACTCCTTTTCTCGTCAGCGAACATAAACTCATTCCCAATCAATCTATCCAACTCAAATTCAAGCAAGTGCATTTTCTTCACAATTCGATTGGCAATACTGTTATCAGGGCGGTCTAACTTAAATTCGTCATAGATAAATAAATGCCCATATACCTCATGCCATATCGCGGACATGAAATAAATCGACAAGTCCTTGTCCTGGCAGATCGCGCCGTAATGTACACACCTGTGTTTTGGTAACTGGCCCCATCCTACTTTGACATCGGCTTTTTTAATATCCATACCAACTACATGCTTGTGGCCGGCGTCCCGGGGCATTATCGCCATTACACACGCATCGGCCATATCAGGAGATTTTATTCCGCGGGCTATCATTAACTTCTTGGATTCACATCGGATCTTGCCTTCAGGGGTATGGAACTTTTTCGGGCTGCAGATTTGGTTCTTCAGGTCTTTAACTTTTTCCAAAGAAATTAATTCATGGTTCTCATATTTCCTCTTACCCGTCTGGTGCTCCCAGGTTTGCTCCAGTCTCTTTGCGAATATGTACCACCACTCTGTACGGGAGTCCGTGAATATTTCAAACCCCTTACATTTAAACTCCTCGTAATACATATCACTCGCGCGCTTCTGAGCCACCAGTGGGTAGATGGGAAAGTCAACTTCTCTCTCGGTTCGTTCCAGTGTTGACCTCACGGCATGCCCCACCCCTATGACATCGTATGACGCCCAGGCCACATCAGCTTTTTTGGAGATGTCCAGGAAGGTGTACGACAAATCCACGCCATTGGAAATATTGAACTCGCTGACCAGCATAACCGGTTTCAGGAAGGTGGCCACAGCGCTCTTATTAGTTCCGCCGGCCGCGACATCCAAAGCAGAGTCAATGGGTCCACCCGGTTGTAATTGGATTTTAAAAGCGGCCTCAACCCACTCGGGACGGATGAAAATGTCCTCGACAGAAGCATGGTAGTTGATGTCGATTTCCTGAGCGACTTCAGCCGGGTCCATCCTGCCGCTTTCATGTTGGTACCACAAATCATCTTTGCGGGGATCGTCTTCCCAGTGCAGGGTATGGACGGCAACACGTCCGGAGCTCCGCTTTTCATAGAATGAATTCGGGCCCTTGGGTGTGCTCAAATCAAACTGGCACCTGGTATTCTGGGATAAAGCTGCATCAGCCATGTTAGGGAATTCCAGGGAAGCCTTCTCATCCACCAGGTACTCCGTGGTCCTACCCCCGCGGCCGATTTCTTTACCACCTTCACCGACTATGCTGGCGCCGTTTTCCGGGTTAATCAGTTTCGCGACATTATCATGCTTACCGGGATCCCAACCTTTTGGGAACCACCACGCCGGCAGGCCGCGGAGTATCCCCCTGATTTTTTCAAAAATACACTTAGGGTCATCTTTTTTATCAACACCCTCATATTTATTCGAGCCAATCCCGGCAGCATACCCGGATACCCAGCGCCACTCATGCAGGAATCTAAGGCAAAACAGCCAGGTCGCACCCTGGTCGCGGGATTTCTCAACGAGCCCGCCGGACATCACCGGGTCAAATAACCGGTCATACGTCCATTCTATGAACTCAATCTGCGCTGGCCATGGGATCCACGGCAGGGTAGTGGGGAGGCCGTCTGTCAGAAGTCTGGGGTCATAAGTCCAACACCAGTCCACCATGAAGTTGATGATATGCTCCCTCTGGCTGATGAGCATCTTCACGGCCTTAATCTTCTCCGGGACCCAGATATTCCCGTCTTTTAACTTCTGAGTGCGCCGGACCCTCCTCTTAATCTCCCAGTCGTAGAATTCTTTAATCAAACGCCGGTACCGCTCTGGTTTGGAATATCTCCATGGATTGGCCTTTTTATAGGCGTCCAGCATCCTCTCAATCACCTCTTGGGTGCTGGGGAGTAGTTCGGCTTTAAATGGGGTCATATTTTTAGTTTTTTTGCCAACTCCTGGATCCGGCGTTCATATTCTTCAGGCGTCTTTGCCGTCCTGGCTATCTTTGCTTTTTCCATTTCGTAATTTATCCATTTCCTCATAAATCCACTCTCTTTCCGCTTTTTCTTTAACCGTCAATCCGGTAGGAATTATCCCCTTAGCCTGGTAATTTGGTGTAAATCCAGGCGAATTGTCCTTTAATTTTATTTTTTCCGGTAAAGGTCCAACTTCTGTGAAACCATATTGCTTTCTCAATCTTAAACATTTTTTTGCTGCCTGCAGTTCCTGCTCTGTCCATTTATTACCATTTTCCGACACTTGAAACAGATGGTCCTCCGTCAGTAGGATCCACCGCCTCATACCGGCCGGAAGCTGGGAAGAACTTGAATTTACATTCTCCGCATTTTCCATAACGCCTGTCCTTTATTTTCGCTATTTTGCAATCCACAATATTGCCGGTACCAACCTTATCCTCCCAGTTCCTGTGGAAAATAAAGCCATTATCAATCATATTATACCAGTTTGCGCTGTCATTCACATCGTAGAGCGTCACCGTCGAAAAGCCGCCGTTTTTTAATTTTAGAGGTTTTGATGGGTGGGCTACTATCCAGAAGGAAATATTATTCTGCCTGCTGAACATCTGAATCCTTGTGAGTGCCTGCCCGATAAATTCAGTGTTATTCATCCCCTTATCTTTCTGGCTCTCCAGTTTATTCCACGGGTCAATTACCGCCATATTCACCTTTTTTTCCATACATTCCATGAATATCGCGTTTAATATCGAATCTACGCTGGCGTTGTTAATATGACAATCGACAGTGCAGATATTGTCTTTCATCCCAAAATAAGCGGATTCAAAATCATCATCATTAATTGTTTCATACCCGTTATAATGCCCGAACATTGGTTTATCGAGATATTTTTCCACCATTTTCTGTAAATAAAAGTCGGCCGGGAAGTTCTCGGGATTATAGACAAATATTTTCCAGTTTAAATTCTGAATCATATTCAGACAAAGACTATCAAGCCATTCTGATTTTCCGGAACCCGGGGCCCCGGTAACGAGATTTAATTGACCGGTGGGTGGGAAGGTGAAATATTTATCCAGCTGCGCCCAGCCGGTAGATATTCCATGGGGAAGCCCGTTTCTCCGGATTTCCCTCAATCTTTCAAATGCCTCATCCATATCCAGCATTACAGCTGTATTGTTGATGAACTCACCTATGCGTTCTTTATTCAATATGTTATCCCAGCATCTGAAGGTTGGAAGGATTTATTGTTTTTAGCCCATCTCGCTAATCTTTTCGTAAGATCCCATGTTTTTTCTAATTCAAACCTCATTTTTGTCTTTGTCTTATTTTCTTCTGTCCAATACTCATAAAACCCTCTTAACATATCTGGTCCGTACTCTTTTAAAAATACAGAACACTCCTCATAAAAAAGTTTACTTCGTTCTTCTATATTACCTTTTTCCCTTTTAACCTTTTTAGGGGTTTTTAAGTCTTTGTCATAATTAGAGTTACAAGAGTTACCGTCCCCCAACTGTCCCCTTACTGTCCCCTTACTGTCATACTTACCGTCGCCTTTACTGTCTACTATAGTATGACAGTAAAAATCAGGTAATGCCTTAAATTTCTTAATTTTAATAGTCATAGGCCAGTGCCGGCTTTTGCCGTATTTCACATCCAGATAATCCGACATGCCTTTTAAAACCTTATAAAACGCCTTTACACCCCATCCCACGCCATCAGAAATATCTGCCGCAAAATTAGTGAAAGACCCTTTTTTGTCTCCATTGTTTTTTGCTCTCAAAAGGCAATACAGATAAAGTTTTGCTTGGGCGTTCGTCATATCAGCTAAATGCGCAATTAAACCTCTGGAGACAGCTTGGAATGATTCGTCTTTTAACTTTGGCATTTACAGTAAAAGCGGACCGGTGGAGTCGGCACGAGTCACCAAGCCTTCCCCCAAACCACGGTGGTTCCCGGCCCTTATAGCAATGAAAATCTTTGGAACGTGACCCGTTTCATAATTTACAACCTAGAATATTAAATTCCAGATCACAAGCGGAAAAATAAAAAAGTTATTTCTTTTCGGCGCCGCTGGGTGCTCCACCGGATTTTTTCACCAGCTTACTCGGGACCTCTGCCCGCAGCTTCTTAATTATTTTCCGCAGCCTCTTGATATAATCTTTGGCTTGTTTGATGTTCATAACAACCTCCTGGGTTAGATTTTGAATATATAAAAATTATTGTCTTGACATTGTTTGCAGGTAATATAGATTAGGAATTATGAATAAGAAAAAAGATCCCCCCATCCGGGCCAAAATAAACTCTACGGCCGGCGAGAAGATGAAAGTCCAGCTGCTGCAGAAGGAGTGGGGGTGGTCCTACGATCAGATATTTACCTACGCATTTAAAGCAGGGTTAAAGACTATGAGTGTGAACCATTTTCCGGAGGAGGAGAGGTGATTTGGGGTGTCCTAATCCTGCTCGGCACACTTATTTTTGTCGCCTTCAGCATTTTCTGCCTATCCCAGAAAGCCGACAACACCATGGATCTGGTTGAGGGTTACTGGGGTAATCCGCGGGAGGATGGAGAGGAATGATCCCCCAATCCACAGCGACACCCCACACGGGCCCTGAACCACCTAAAATCGGCCGGCTGCGGCGTTTTCTTTACAAATTGATGAGAATATTGGGGGTTAGATTATGAAATGTGACTGTGGGCACGACTCAGTAGAATTCAGCGTGGTCCGCCGGGATGGAAAGTGGGTTTCAATCTGCGAGGACTGCCGCGGTACCGTCCGTCGCACCGCTAAAGCCCTGGAACACCCGATGCTGGGCAAGCCTGATTTTATGAAAAAGACCAGCTGGCCGCCGCCTCCCGATGGGTATAAGTCTGGGGAGATTAAGGAGAGTAATTTGTGAACCCAACCACCATAGACTGGCCCTGGAAGCCCCTGTACACTATAAATCCGGTAGTTGGATGCAAACACAACTGCCCTTACTGCTACGCACGCCGGATAAATAACCGGTTTAAATGGATTCCGGACTGGACTAAGCCGCAGTTTTTCCCTGACAGGATGGTTGACCCGGCTTTAAACAGCCCTAAGTCAAAGAAGATCTTCATCGGTTCCATGTGTGACCTCTTTGGCGCCTGGATGCCGAACGACTGGATCCGGCATGTAATAGACTGTTGTGTGAAATTACCCTGGCATGAATTCATTTTCCTTACTAAAAACCCCAAACGGTACCATGATTTCGAGTTTCCCAGGAACTGCTGGCTGGGTGCTACTGTGACAAATGGTGAACTTCAGGGTGATTGGAATCGAATAATCTACTTGAAAGAAGCGCATGCACCAGGCCGCCGTTTCCTGTCCATAGAACCCATTCTCGGGAGTTTTAAGGATGTGGGTTTTCCTCTCATTGATTTAATAATTGTGGGTGCCGACAGCACCCGGGGAGCCCGGAAAGCAGACCCTGAGTGGATTAAATCAATCAAACACCCAAATATTTATTTAAAACCAAATGTGAGGTAAATATGGACTGTGAAAAATGTGACATGGATAAACCGGTATTTTCCTACGGCTGCATCCAAAAACTTTTCGAATTAAAAGAAAAATACCGCAAGCGGGTGGAAGAATTGGAAGAAAAACCCAAACAGCACCCGCTGGCGGTGGCGGTAAGTGAGATAATTAGTCGTGTTGAGAGCTATTTGC